ATTTGAGTTACTTCTGCTGCTGTAATTTCTATTGCAGCAAATCTCTTTAACTCCGTAATTGGGTCTTTATCTTTAATACCAAAGAATGAACCAATACTGCTAACTACACCGCCAACAAAACCAGCTATATCTCCTAGGGCAAGTGCGCCTTCAGCACCAGCACCCAACGCCATGGCTTTAGCATAACTTGCCATTGCCGTGGCGTTATTTGCTACGTTGGCAGCATCAATACCTTTTTCGTCTGATAATCTTCTTAGTCCGGCTAACATAACATCCATAGAAGATTTCTTTTCGCCACCAAATATAAAACTTGTAAGACCATCAACAGCAGTTCCGACAAAATTAGCAATGGAACCGGCAGCTTTTACACCTTCAGCACCAGCGCCTAATGCCATAGCTTTAGCATAACTTGCCATTGCGCTAGCTACATTCGATACATTAACTGGATCAATGTCAGCAGCAGCTTTGGACATTTTCTTCAAACCTTCCAATTGAGTATCTAAAACATTTCCACCACCTATAAGTCTTGTAAGACCATCTGCTGCTGATGATACAAAATTAAATATGCTTCCAACTGCTTTAAATCCTTCACCAGCAGCACCCAATGCCATTGCTTCTGTGTATGAAGCCATCGCGGCGGCAACATTCCCCACCTTTGTTTTATCAATACTGTCTGCTGCCCCAGACATTTTTTTCAAACCGTCTAATGTATTTTCTAGAAAACTTTTCCCGCCGATAAGTGATGTAAGACCATCAAAAGCGGCTGTCGCAAAACCGGCGACTGCTCCGAGTGCCTCTGCCGATTGAGCACCAGCGCCGCGTACCATAGCGAGCATATAGTGTTCCATCGCTTCAGCATTATTGATTACATTTGCTTTATTAACTGCTTCTGCACCGAAAAGTTTAAGTTTATCTAATAATGGTACACCACCTAGAAGGTTTGTAAGACCATCAAAAGCTGCACCTACAAAACCAGCAAGTGAGGCCAACACATCGCCACTTGCACCTTTTGCCATTGCTACACCATAGGCCGCCAATGCACTGGCATTATTTTCTACCTTAGCGGCATCAATGTCTAACTTACCAAACGCTATTAAATTATCAATCATGCGTTTGCCGCCAGGCTCTATTCCAAATAGACCACCTATACTATCTGTAATACCACCAACTAAATTACCTATACCTTGAATAGCAGTGCCGGCGCCCATTGCAGCAAATCCAAGGCCTAGGGCCACCAGGCCATCACCAACTTCTTTTAGATTCTTTCCATCTACATCATCAAATGCTTGTAGGCCCTTTGCCATGTCCGGCATCATTTGTGAAACAACCCAAAGTGCCCCGCCAGCAACAAGCGCAATTGCTCCAATAAACAAACCAATTCCAGCACCAAGAGCAGCCATAACAATAGGAAACGCAACCGCATACGGTAGTGCTGAGGCGATGCCGCCCATAAATCCACTGATGCCTTTACCTGCACCTTTTCCAAGCTTACCAAACGCCCGACCAATACCACCAAACATTCCACCAGCTTTTTTATCTTCGGCAGGTTCAACACCACCAGTGCCCGGCGGGCCCGCACCCACAGGCGCCATTGCCTCAGCAATTCTTCTTAAATAATCTTCAGAATTTTTCTGACTCCGTTGGCGATCATTTTTATCTTCAGTGGCCGCCGCGCCTGATGGATCAGCTTGTTTACCCATTTTGTCAAGTTTTTTAATCGTATTCAATTGTAGCTTGTTTGTCTTTTTTATTTCGTCTACAATATCTTGAAAATCTGCCATTGGATTGTCCTATTTTTTACCTTTTGGTAGAGATGAACCAGGCTTACCCACATACAAACCAAAGAACGCAGCACCAGCACCTACAATGGTGGATATAAACATTGCCTGTGAATTGGTTGGATCAGGTAATTGCATAAACCAAGTTACTGATTTATAAAAGGCAAAGATATACGCCAACATTACCATTCTAGGTATGACTCTAAACTTATCTAATAGACCTGCTGTCTTGTTATACCAAGTAGGTTCCTCATCTGGATGACTAGGAACTATATCTGATTTTAGCAGTTCGTATTCTTTTGTAGTTTCTACAATCTTTACTGTTTCATCAGCCATTATTGTTGTTTCCGACTTTCTCTGTCTCTAGCTTCTTTCTCTTCCTCAAGGTACTTTAATAACAATCCAATATATATTTCCCTTTCCCATGGTATCATTTCTTCCAATTCATTCAAACTATAATTATGATGTTGCATCATTCCAAAGTTAGTTGTATAATAGTTTTGCAAACTGTCATGAGAAAGGGCTATACGAAAAAACTTTGCAGACCCTCAATCAAAACTTCACCTTTCTTCTTCGTCTTAGGGTTTTTCACTTCAACCACATATTGCAACTTCGGCATAGTTTCAAAAAATGCACTCAAGTTTTCAAACTGCTCTGTTGACATACTTTCAATAAATTCATCCAATTCTTTTTCTGATATATCGATTCGTGAGTGAACATCTTCGCCATCATGAATCTCATGTACACATCTTTTCATCATATCAAAAAGAGATTGAGCTTTACCACTAGCATCAAACCCATCCATGTCAGCCAAACATGGATATTTCATGATAACAGAAATATTATCTGTTACTTTAACAATGTTAGTATGATCAACATTCATTTGCACATGAACATCTTCTAAATTAATATCCACATCGACGCGAGTCTTTTCATCATCAGGACATAATACATTAAGTTTAATTTTCTCTCCAACAGATTTGCCCCTTAATCGTAAAAAAACATATTCAACATCGAACAGAGGCATTTTATATGGATCAATTCCATCAAATGTACAATCTTTAATTATACTAGCAAATGCATTTTCAATTACTTTAGTATCTTCTGATTCTTGAGCAATCATCAGATTTTTCTGTTCCTTTACAAGAAATGGTCTATATTTAACCGTTTCATCAGTAGAAGGTAAATTCAATTCATATGTTAGAGTTTCTAGTTTTGGTAATGCCATAATTTTTCATCCTTTATTATATTATATTTAAGAGAGCTTGGTTGTTGCCGGTGAATTGGCAGACAAATCCAAGAACGCTCTAAAGCTATCGTAATCATTTTGCAGTTGATTATCTGATCCTTGTGGTGTGCTTCTGTCTTCATCTAAAGTTTCCCAGAATCTAAAAGCAAAACTTACTGATGTTTTTATAATTTCATTATTGGAACTTTGACTTAAATCTGTTGCGGCAATTGTTTTGGGAAAAGCTTCACGAAATTTAATGCCAAAACGTCTTTCATCTTTTCTATCCAATAGATATAAATTAATGTCACTTACATAATCATGATAATAACCAATGTCCCAAGTTGCAGGGTTAAATGCTTGTTTTTGCCATTCTTCAAAAAATACTCTTTCTTCTAATCCAGCACTTGCTACAAAAACCATAGTTATGTCTTCCGCATAAGTAACACCATCAACAATTTCTCTGGTTGGTCCGTAAATATTGGAATCTGTATGTGTATTTAAATTTACGCCAGGAAGATTTACAGATTCACATCTTAATGAAATAGAACGAACGTCATGTGTCTTGCCCCAATACCGCCCACCTCCACCCATTTTAGGAGGATAAGCAATTATTACTTCAAATCTGTTTGGTACTGCATATCCGCCGTCTTCACCACGAAGTATAGCTATCCATTCGTTAATATTACTAAATGGTGTGTTACCATGTGCAAAATTAGTTAAAGCCATTAGATCATACTCCTAGATTCTCTCCAAACTTCTTTTTCAGAAGCTTTCTTAAATCGCTGTACTGGTAACAATGTTGCAATTGTCCATTCATCTGCATCAATTCTACGAAATTGTGATTTAGTATATCCTGATAGATATTTATGTATAGTTGGTCGAATTAACTTAACACTTTTTAATTTATTATAATCTACTACCATTCTTGTTGATATATCTGTAAAATCTTCTGAATTGGTATAATCCACTAATGCATCAAGCAATTTGACACGCAATATTATAGGAAGATAATGAAAGTTTATTCCTAAAAATCCATCATTGTATGTTTCTAAGGGCAGTACGAGAGGAAACGTATCGTAATACGGGAGCTTCTTCTTGAACTTGGGATCATAAAAAAACATGTTTAATTTGCCATAGAAAGGTTTATTATCTCTTTTACCATCCCGAAGTAATTTCTGAGCGCTAGGCTTACCAAATTCTTTGATTTTATCTCTATACCATTGAGTTGACCTTGGTCGCCCCCTAGTTTCATCCTTGACTGCTTGTATGAATTTTGATACTGCCATATGACTATTTATATGTAATGTTAAGATGATCTTCAGTTAAAATCTTAAATTCCATATCATTATTATTACACCATTCAATTGCATATTTCCATTTTGATTCGTTGATACCCCATGTTTTAACTTCATTAAACCATTTTTTAGTTTTTCTTTTTGGTTGTGTGGGTGGTGGAGAGCATTGTTTTTTGGGCTTAACCTCTATGATAAATTTCTTAATAGAACCATCATGCTGTTTTATTTTAATATAAAAATCTGGAAAGTATCTGTGTATTCTACCATCCCAAGGAGATAAATAGGGTATAATGACTTCTTCACTACCCCATTCAATAACAGATTTATTGGTA